CAAATGGAACAGCCATTAATTTTTTACCATTAGTTCCCCAAGAAAAAGTTCTTTGATCTTGTGATAATTTAATGATACTACTTTCAGTGGCTTTAATTGCAAAATTTCTAAGTTCTACATTGTCATCAGATACTAAATCTAAGAACAAATAAGGGTTTCTCTTAGCAAAGAGTAATAAATCTCTTTTAAGTTCCTTAGAACCTAACTGAGATACATTAGATCCCATTTCTACTCTTAAAATAGCTTCAGCATGATCAATGTCAACTTCTCTAGCCATTGCTATAGCTTGAAATTCTGCTTCTAATTCCTCTAACTCATTATTTGCATTTTCTATTACATCTAATTCTTGATATCTTCTACCGTTTTGAGGATGATAAAGAGATAATAGTTTCTGTAAGTTTTGTTTTGCTTTAGGAACATGTAATGTCCCGTTCTCAAATACTATATGTTCTAATGTTGCCATTCCTTGTTGTTCGTCAACAAAAACAGACTTTTGATTAGTAGCATATCTTATTTCTCTATTATATCCTTTTTCTTCATCAAAAAATAATAAAGGAAATCTTCTAGTATGTTTAGAAGGTAAAGTATAAGTTAAAGGTGATAAATCATTGGTAAGGTAATAGTTTCTATCTTTTACCTCCCAAGTAGTTGTTTCTTCTTTCATAATATAATATAATATAATTTATTTATTGTTAAGTGTTATTACGCGCACGGCGATAATGCACACGGATCGCCTGGTCCTTGTTCTTGTGCGGTGAGTAATTCAAGATTAGTTAAATCAGTACACGCATTTGGTGTAATAAAATCATAATAGAAACAACAAGTTTCACCTGTCAAAGTATCTTTAACTTGAATTATTGATGGAGTTTCTGTATCACAAGCTTGTGGTAATACTATATCTGTATCTCCAGACCAATCACATCCCTCACATATGTGATATAAATGGTTGTCACAATATGCTGTACCTTCTATTTCTGTTCCATTACAAAGTCCAGTTTCATCTACACAATTATCATTGCTAAATGTTGCGTAAAGTTCCCAATCTGTAGTAGGATCTTCTTCTACAGGTTCTGGTACTGCATTATAACAAGTGTTAATTGGAGTTGTACATAAAGCTTCAAATCCAGTTCCTAAAGTAGGATTTCCTGTATAATAAACTGAAGGAGGTACTGACCAATACATTAAACTTCCAGTTGCTTGATTTTCTGGAATGTAAATGGAATTAGGTAAAGCTCTACCAACATCCCCACAACATATTTGATACTCTATTGTTTGTTCCTCATAATTTCCGCCTTGATCATCCCAACAATTCTCTTTCCCAGTTATATTGTCATCAATCCATGCTTTAGCTGCTGCTTCATCGTTTAAAGATGCAACTGCATGACTATGAAAATTAACTGACCAAAAAGCCGTCATATCAGAACCAGAATATTTATTATAATTATAAGCACCTGCTGCACTAAGTGGTGTTGTTACACCAACGTTACCATCAACTTGAAAAGAAGTGATCATTGATGGACCTGTTTGTCCATTACCATCCCCAACATAAGTTTCCATAGCTTGAGGAGCTGCACTTCCTTGAATATCACTAGAGTTCATCCATTGACGAGCTTTAGCACTAGGAAATGTAGATCCTGGTACAGTTTGTTTGAACATAGGGGATAGAGCTAATTGATAATCGAAATCCCATGTGAAATCATCTCCTTGAGAAGCAATTAACGAATTTAATCGTTCTGCGCTTTTCACAGCAGACGCCATATAAAGATTTTTTGTATTATCAACGGCACTTTTACCTAATCTATTTCCAATAGCTGAATTCGTCCCGGTACTACATCCTGGTGTTGCAATAGGATCTGAAAGTCCCGCTGCCCACATTATGTAATCTTGATAATGATCTTTACTGATACCAGCTATTTCATTATAATTAAAACAGACGCTAAAGGCAGTATAATATCCTTTATCACCAAACGGCATCATAATCCCAAATCCTTTTCCATAATCAGGACTATATGCTTTTGCTTGAGGTAATAAACCGCTAATTGGTACCCATGTTTCAGGAACTATAGATCCAGCAACTCCAGAAGTAACGTATTGATTTGATAATTTTACTTTTATCGTAGCCATATTTATTTATTTAAATAAAATCCCTAAATTAATAGGGATTTTATGATTTACTTTTATTTCCCTTTTTCTGGTACGCCTACTGTATCATATATGTATTGATGTTTTTTCACTACAGATAATCCATTATCAGCATAAAAAGCTAGCATGGTTTGTTGTGATGCGGCTAATCCTAATCCAGCACAGCATTCTGCTTGGCTTGAACCAGTTTCACTTTCATAACATGTACATGTATTTCCATAAGCATCCGTATAAGGAGCACAAGGAGGTCCTGTCAATGCGGTATTACAAGCACCTTCAGCCGCAACTGCAGCAGCATCTGCCGCTGTTACTGCAACAGCTAAAGCATCAGTTAACTCCTTTAGAGTTCCAAAGGTTCCTATTTGAGGACAATATGCTAATATTTCATTAAAAAGAGAAGGCTCATCTAATGATAAAGCACCACTTAGTACTGGTTCATAAGATATTCTTATATCTCTTTCATAATAAGCTTTTGCAGTTAATCCTAACACTGGATAACCCCAATGACTTGGATCTGCTGCTATTAAAGTATAAGCTGCTTCATGTGAAGCTGGCCATACCCATTTAGCAGTTGTTGCTTCATAACGAGTTATATAATGTGTTGAAACACCGTCTTCTGTGATTTCTACTCCATTATAAGGATTTCCTGAACTGTCATAAACAATTCCCGGAGTTACATCATTAGGAATATTAATATATTGTGGACCGCTTGTCGTTGTATTTACTTGAATCGTATTTGCCATAATTTACGTTTTAAAAGGTTTATAAATTACTCTACGAATAATACAAAGTTATTAGCAGCTTGTACACAAAGACATCTTTCTGACAAGTAATGAACTTCCATCGCATCTAATGAAGATGTATAAGCGCCTCCTACAGAACCAGTGATCCAAGATTTCATTCTTCTATCATCTGTTTCTGAAGCTCTATATCTAACGTGTAAAAATGGACGTCTGATATTAGACCCTAACATTTGATCATATACAGTTGAAGTACCAGCCGGAATTAAAACACCTTTGATGTCATTAACCATTCCTCTCGTAGTAGCATCATTTAGATATTTCCAGTCAGTTTTATAAAAGTCATAAGAACCTCTTCTAAATCCTGAAAATCCAAAATTTAACGCCATTTCAGCTTCATTATCAAAAAGACCATAAGATGCAGCGCTTGTAGCATTATATGAACTACCAGCTTGAGTAGCAATCATATCATCAAAATCTAAAGCAGTAGCTCTATCTAAAAATAACATGTTTTCCTCAATTGCTCCCTGTAAGTCTAATTGTTGTAATATTTGATCAAAATCACCTAAAGCACCTGAACCTGGATTTGGAGCTCCAGCAAAACCAGCATACACGTTACCTCTATCGTTAAGTGCTGCAAATAATCCTTGAGTACCACTTCCAGATGTTGGTAATGCTGCAATATCAACACCAGACCCAGCAGAAGCTAATTCGCCTTCAACCATCGCCATCTCTAAGTAATCTTCATATCTTAATCTAGTTTCAGATTCTGCTTTCATATACCATAAGAATCCGGATGTTCCATCTTCTGTGGCAACTTCTACCCATCCAATTTGAGCGGTATCAGAACCATTAACTTCGTATCTATCTTTAATTATAATCGGTTTGTTGTGAAACTGAGTAAAAGATGGAGTAACTGATCCATCCATTCCTAAGGTTCCTTTTGCAAAATCAGAACCATAAACAAATAATCTTAAATTTGTTGGTCCTAAAGCAGCAAAATCTACTGCTGTATAACAAACTGCATCAAATGTAAATGTTCCTGGAGCACCTGGATTAGGAGCAGTAATAATTAATCCTTTTAAAGTTAATCCTGAAAGAGGATCAAAAACTACAAAAGTTTGATTAACTCTTACTACTACTTCGTTACCAACTGGAAGGTTAACTGTAAATGTAGTTACACTTCCTACTGGTGGCGCTTTAGAAACGTCATCATAACCAATATGTAATCTATTTTGTTCAGACCAGATTACTTGATCTGAGGTCATAGGCATTTCTGCTCCGACCATTCTTAAAAATCCGGATAATGTCCTATTACCGAATCTTTCTACTTCTTGCTCATATAACTCCGGCAAGTACTGTTGTGCAAAATCTGCAAAATCAGCTGCTGTAGGGTCAGTCCACTGTAAATAATTAGTAGATAAAATTGACTGATCCTGCGTAGGAGTTATTCCAGCGTTTTGTACTGTAAAATTTCCTAAAGGCATAATTTTAAGTTTTTATTTTTTTCGTTTTATTTTTAATTTCGAAGTATTAAGTCCTGACACTGCTTTTATTTTCATCCCATTTAAATATATACTATCATCCATTTGTTGAACTCGTGGTTTATTAGTTATATTTTTAGATTTAGCATATTCTGATTTAACAGCATCTGCTTTACCTTGTTCATAAAAATGAGTGGCAATTGAATCAATATTTCGTGCTGCGAACAAAGATTTATGATATTTATTATAATCTTTCACTGCTCCGTTTTCGTCTAAGAACATCTCAAAAAAATTGGAAATGTCAGATTGAGTAGTTGCGACTTCGTCTGGATTATTAACATTATATCTAACCTTTTTCTCTCCTAAATTAAAATCAAAACCTTTGAAATCATCTTTAAAAAAAGTATTAGTTTTATTAATAAACTCGCTTCGAGTCTTTTTTACTTTCTCTTGTTCGGTATTATATCTGTTGAAAAAGTCAGTTGCTTTTTGTTGTTCTTGAGTAGCACCAGGTCTCAACTTGATTTCCTCGTAATATTTACTCTTTAAATCTTCTAAAAAGCCTTTAGCTTTTACAACTTCTTCTTTTATTGCAAGCTTACGCTTACGTACTGTTTTTTCATCATCCTCTTCTTCATTATAAGAAAATTGATCGTTTAACATAAACTCAATTTCATCATTATTTAGATGAGGTTTAGATGTTTTATAAAATTCTTTTAATAATGTCACATCGTCTGCATTAGAATAATCCGCATTTAATCTAACATAATCTTCTACTGTACCTCCAGTGTCTTGCATAAAATTTACTAATTTTTCTACATTTTCTGGAAGTTGAGGAGCAACTGGAGTGTTAATAACAGGTTCAGTAATTTCTTCTTTAACTGGTTCATCTGTTATTTCAACTATAGGAGAAGTTACTTCCGTCCTATTTTCGTTTTGCTTTTCCTCACTCTTTTCTTGGATATTAGATGGCATTTCTGGTTTGGATTCTCCGCCATCCATCTCTTGTACATTGCCGGTTTGTTTATTTTCATCCACCAACACTGGTTCTGACTTTGAAATGGCATCTGTTTCTTTTTTTGATAAATCTATTTTTGTATTTTTTACAATTTTATCTGTAAATTTTTTAGGTTTCTTTTTTATTTTAAAATCTCCCTCTTGTGGAATATTTTCTTTTACTTCTTCCATTATATAATATTATAAAATTAAGGTTGTACTTCAAAGTTAGTAGGTAAAGTATCATTTTGTCTTTGACTAATCATTTGACTATTTTGACTTGCTTCTAACCTACTTCTTTTGTCTTTTCTATCTTCAATAAACTTTTCTTTTTCTTGCATTTGCTGAACTTCCATTTGTTTTAATTGACTATCATATCCAAATTGGGCTTCCATTAATTGTTGTTTAATTTGCCCTTCCGTTTGAAGTTTTTGTAATTCAAATTGAGATTTTCCTTGTTCTATTTGCAATTCTGTTTGAGCCATTGCTTGTTGTTTCTGAACTTCAGCCGCTGCAGCTCTTTCCGCAGCTTCGGCATTGGCTTGAGCTTGAGCTTGAAGCATTTCTTGTTGCCGTTTATGATCTTCTTCAGCTTTTTGCTTTTGTTTTAATTTAAGTAATTGATTTGCTAATTTAAGATTTTTTATTTCTCTAATATCTATAGCATCTGACAAATTTATTAATTGTTGTTGAATAGCCATTTGGATATTCTGTTCTAATAACGCTTGTTCTTCTTCATCAGGTTCTATTTCTAAATAAATTCCAAAATCAAATAAATGTAAATTATATATTTCTTCTAAAGTTTTTACATTATATAAACTTATACTATCAATTAAGCTTTCTCGTAGTAGATCAAATTGTATACTATCTGCAACTCTTAATGAAATATTCTCACATGCTCTTAATGTTAAAAACAAACTAGCATTTAAAATATGACGAGTAGCAACATTAGATTGAGCAGCGGCTAGTTTTTGTAATCCTACTAATGTATCAGCAGGTGGAGTACTAGCATCTCGGGCTTCATTTAATCCGGTCACATCTCTTATCATTTGAAGATAATATTGATAAGTTTGAATAAGAGATTGAATTTTTTGATGTCCACTAGAAGTAGTTAATTCTTGAATAGGTACTTTACCAGGATTAATATCTCCATCTTGTGTCATAGATCTACCAACAATACTACCAGTTTGAAAATACATATTTAAAGCTTCTGCTGGATTGTATTTAGTACCATTTCCTAAATCAACTTCTGCTAATCCATCTACATCCATAAATACTCCATCAGGTACTGTTCTAGCTAATACTTGTTGTAGTTTTAAAGAAGTTAATTGAATCATGTCTGCAAATCCCATCATTCGTTCTACTAAGGATTCAATTCTTCCTTTATAAATATGAGGAGCGCATAGTTGATAATTCATGTTTACTTTAGAAGTATTAGAAAAAGGACGAGTCATATTTTCTGCTACTTGCCATCTTAACATTATTGGATGTCCTAAAACTTTAGCTCCTGAA